TGAGAACTTACGGGCACATCTCTCATTAATATGAGTTAGAAACACAGGTAGTAAGAAAGGTTGTTTTATGACTTTGTAGATAAGACCTGGAGATAGAGGCGAAATATCGTTTCCATCCCAAGAATTCCTAGATACAAATTCCATAAAGTGCCCATTGGGCGCCAAGAACTTGGATTTCTCCTCGTTTATAGGTACTCCGATGGTAGGGTAAAAAGATAATAGTTTATTATCTGGATCCTCAACCACTAGGTCATCGCCTACCTTTAGGTAGGGTTTGACTTCGCCGTAGTGCTGTGATAAGACATGTTCTATGACCATATGGTCACAGACCGAAGCAATCATAAAGGAACCTTTGGTTCCCATACCTTGGCCTTTTCCATATTTAATGGTAAGACCGGTATGACCAATATTCCAGTCACATTCGGTAGCTAAGGCTTTCCAGCTATTAGCGAATGCAGTACCATATCTATATTTTAGGTATATGTATTGCAGATGGACCGGAAAATTATCGGTCCAAGATGAGGCGTCAAGAGATACCCATCCCGAATTGCTTTCACCCAAGGCTTTTTTAAAACCTTCAGAGTGAGAGTAAAAAGCAGAGTAGTTTCTAAATGATTCATTTAGGAATTCTTCTTCTGCCTTTTCGACTGGTGCTAATAAGGTCTGGGTCCAAAAATCGCAAATAGCGACAACTCTGGATTTATTCCCCTTATCAGCAATAGAGACTAACTTTCGAAGTAAAACCTTTAGCAATGCTTTAGGCTCCTCCGTCGGTTTTGATTTACCCTTTGGGTTCTTCCGTCTCTGTAATTTGGTTGGATTTTCCCTCTCTTCTAAAGCTTGCGCTTTAAGGTACGAGAGAAATCCTGTATTGTTCGTTAACTCGCAAATATTTTTAAATGCAGAGAATAACGACTTGTTACTCACTAAAGCTAATGCCTCTGGGCCTGAAGTTTTTATTTTCGGGTAACCATTTGGACCATTAGCTGGGCCAAAAATGGGTTCAACAGTTAACTTGTTAAGGTTATCTTGTATGTCCTCATTTTTTAGACGCTTACTAACGTAACTCTCGAAAGAAATTAGGAATTCAGAGTCAATCTTGAAACCCTTCTGTATGTTATCAATTTCCATTTCTGAAAACCCTTTACATACTTTATTTAGTTTAAATAACGTAAGCAAGA